GATACTGTTATTGTGTATTTTAGTTTGCCTGCATCAACAGCATTTAATATTGATTTTGCTATCCAATTCCAATATGAAATCCTCATCTAACGGCATCCGTCTCATACAGGAGTTTGAGGGCTTGCGGTTGACATCCTACCTATGCAGCGCAGGTGTTGCCACAATCGGCTACGGCGCAACCTACTACCAAGACGGAAGCAAGGTGAAGCTCGGGCAGACCATAACCCGAGACCAAGCTGATCAGCTGCTTAAGGATCACCTTAAGCAGTTTGAGGGCAGCGTGCTTGGTCTGCTTAATACCACCAAGGTGAACCAGAATCAGTTCGATGCGCTTGTAAGTTTCTGCTTCAACCTAGGAGCAGGCAACCTTGCTAAGTCGCAGCTGCTAAGATTTGTAAAAGCCAACCCGAAAGATCCAAAGATTGCAGCGGAGTTCGCCAAGTGGAACAGGGCAGGCGGTGAGGTATCTCGTGGGCTTGTAAGAAGAAGGAAAAAAGAAGCGGAACTATATTTTGCAGCAGTTGTATAATAGATATTTGCTCAGGCATAAGACAGAGCCATTTGTGATGCTTGACGAAATGGATCTAACCTTCGAGCAGTTTGTTGAGAAATTAAAATCATCATACGTTTTTAATCACATGTGGGGCAATGACAACAAGAAAGAAAGTAAGTAAGCCAAGGCAAGTGCTTGATATTATCATCAAGCATTGGCGGCCAACAATTGGCAGCTTGGTGATTCTTAGTTCTGTCTTTGCTCTTATCTTCAAGCAGATCACAACAGAGACACTTGCAGCAATTGTGGCGGCAATGGTCGCAGCAGGATACATACCAAAAGCAAATGACAATGGATGACGGAAGAGACTCAACTTATACTACACTCGATCAAGGGTGCGTGGTGGGTATTGGATGCAAAGTCCATACGCATCATCATGTAATTAAACTAGAGCCGCAGGTTGTGTATAAGTCAATGGAGAAATTCACTATCTTTGGCAAGCAATATTGCACTAATCAATGGGGGCAAACTTTCGAGATTGCTGCCGATGAGCCAGTGCCAGAGCCAAAGCCGATGCAACAATTCTACGCAAGCGATACAATTCAACCAAGCACATCTGCATTCTTGCTTGCTCCTAAGCCAGAGGCAAAGATAATCATCAAGCCTCGGACTGAGTTCACCGAGTATAAGCCGACAATGGATGCGCCAATCATGGGCATGCTGTTGACTTTTACAATTTACCTTACAGTGCAATGGGCATGGAGCTCGATGGGTGCATGGAATAACCTTTATAGCGAACTCTCTGCATGTCTTCGCTCTTCATCCTAGAACATTCAATCGACCTCTTCTATGTCGTTACAGATAGTGATGGGAAGATATACACCAACAACGAGCTATTTAAAAACTATGTCAGCCACATCAAGCCGACAAAGATCACCGACATCATAAGCATTGAAGGTGACAAGCAAGATTTCATTGAGGCAATTGAAAGAGCTCGCAAGCATTCTCCTGAGCCTTCAAGAGTATATGCTCGGACCAGGCAGAAGAACGCAAGCGATAGATATAATGTTTGGAACTGCTTTGCGATTGATGACACTCTACACTTTGTCGGCATTCAGATAGTCGATGTAACTTCAATCAGCTCGCATGAGCATGAGCGGCAAAAGAACCTACTTGAGGAGTTCCGCTTTATGCTTTCTCATGAGCTCCGCCAACCACTTACCAACATAGCAGGCCTTGTGAATATGCTCATGCAGCATCAAGTCGCAAGCGATGTTGATCGCAAGGAACTGCTTGGCATGATTCATAGTTCAGTGAACAAGCTTGATGATGCAATCAAGGCACTTGTTAAGAAAGCAGCTCGGGAGTTATGACAGATCAGCAAGCGGATGAAAGACTGGTTAAGGTTGCCGCTTGGTATGTGATTGAAAGAGGCATGCCGGTATGCGTGGCTCTGCAAATACTGCAAGCAGAGCTCAAGGATAAAAGAGTATTTTGGGAGTCATCAAAACAACTTATTAAACTCATACAAGATGGAGTCTGTACGTACTAAAATTGTTTTTGTGGGTGTACTGATTGTGCTCCTGTTATTGCTGATCAAAACTTGCGGCAATGGAGTCGAATCCGATTATCGCCTTAAGCACACGATATATGAGGACAGCGTACTTATCGCCTCGCAGAAGAAGATAATCGCACAGGGCTCATCTGATGCAGCCAAACAAGCGCAGCAAATCGCAGAGCTCGAAGTGAAAGTAAAGAACGCAAGCGAGGTTGTAAAGATTGAGACCAGGACAATCATCAAAACGCAGATCAAGCTTGGCGACACAGTGATGGTGCAAGGTAAGCCATACATCCAACTGCCAAAGCCATTCCTTAAAACAACCGAGTGGTACACAATCGGCGGCATGATCAACCGTCTTGGTTGGTTGCAACTCGACAGCATCTCCATTCCGGCAAAGTTCACCTATGCTGTTGGTGATACCATGCGCACTGGCTTCGTGAATAGGATGCTTAAGAAGAAGGACACGGTGGTCCGCCTGAGAGTCGACAATCCAAATGTGCAAGTAGTGGGGCTTGAGAATATCTACATCAAGCAGGATAAAAAGTGGCATCAAACAACTGCATTTAAGGTGGGAGTTGGAGTGCTGATTGGAGTGGCCGCAGTTAGTGCTGCAAAATAATCGTGTTGTTTATCAGCGAGTTAGGATAATTGCGTGTAAATAGTTTTGATTAATATTGTGGGAATCAAAATAAGATATACATTTGTCAAACAATCATTCACTATTTAAATCATTCAATCTTTCACTCATGAACACTTTTTTCAAATCACACGACAGTACGCAGTTTTTTAACTACGATCATTTATCTGGAATCATGTTAACCATTGTGCAAGATGGCTGCCATCAAGGACTCTTCCAAAGATGTGACAAGACATCACTTATTCTTGTTCGCCAATACTCCAAGGAGATGCAGCAAGGCCTACATGAATCGGTTCGCACTTATCATCCATCGGATGTTAACGAGTTCTTCAGAATGTATCAGAAGACACTGCACAATACACAAGTATCTTTTAATCAATTAATAAATCAATTCTAACTATGGCACTAAAAGCCCCATCAGGGAATAACACCTCCCGAGCAATTGCACCAGAAGGCGCATTTGTTGCAAGATGTTACCAAATCGTTGACCTTGGAACAACGATGCAAACAGGACAGTTTCCAGGCAAAAAACGCAAAGTGCAATTCATCTTTGAACTGCCGACCGAACTACACGAGTTTGAACGTGGAGAAGGCGAGAAGCCATTCTATGCTCGCAGCATCTACAACCTTTCGATGAATGAAAAGGCAGTCCTTCGCAGAGACATCGAAGCTTGGGCAGGCAAGAAGATGACCAACGAGATTGCATCAGACTTCGATATCTTCACGCTGCTTGGCAGAGCTTGCCTTGTGAACATCACTCACGTTGAAAAAGGAGACAGTAAATATGCCAACATCATAGGCATGAGTCCAGTGCCAAAAGGAATGGTTTGCCCTCCTGCATTTAATACTCCGATTTGCTACAACACCGAGGAGCATGATGAGGCTGTATTCAGTCAGCTGCCAGAGTTTATCCAGGATAAGATCAAGATGAGCGATGAGTGGATTGCGAGAATCAGCAAGCCAGTAAGCAGAGTAGTTGCAGCTTCAACGGAATCTGCTGAGTTTCAAGTTGAGACTGAAGACGACGGCTTCCCGTTTTAATAAATAAACAAAGGGCCGTTAATCAGACGGCCCTTCTTTAAAAACAAATAAATCAATACACTATGAACGCAGTAAATATAGAAAACTTATCCGAGTTCTACAAGGCTTTAAACTCGACCGAGATGCTTCGTGCTCAGAGCATGATCAAAGGCGCACCACAGATCATCGAAGACAAGCTCAGCTACGACATGAGCGCAGAGTCAATCAAGGCAGCTAACGATGCAATAAAGCACATCGAAACAAACCGCAAGATGGTAACAAGTCCGCTTGATGCCTACAAAAAATCAGTGATGGATGTTGAGCGCGATGCCACTGCTCCGCTAAGAGCTTACATCGATCAGCGCAAGGCGATGATGATTGACTACTCCAACGACCTAGAGCGCAAGAAGGCGGAGGCAGATGCGAAGATTGCACAGGAAGCAGCCGATGCGCTGATGTCAGCAAGCAGCAGCGATGTGAGTAACATCTTCGCAACCTTCACCGATGCAACCACAACAACCACACTCGAGCTCGACCATACCAAGAACATCCGCATCACCAAAAAGGCGGAGATAGTGGGCGAGGTAGATTGGATGACACTGCTCTGGACACTGATGCAAGCAGAGATGTTTGATGTGGCCGAGTTACTCCGCAAGCTTCCAAAGGCGATGGAGATCACCAACATCGCAGAGATACGCGGCATCGAAATAGTTGAACGTAAAACACAAGCAATCCGATGATCACACTGCAAAACATGGCCGATGAGTTCAATGAGCTCACACGCTACCTCGATGAAATCATGCCGCCAAAAGAGCAGCCGCTCAAGGATAAGGTAAAAGATGCAATGATTGATGCCTACTCACATGGCTACCATGACGGCCAACAAGCGATGTACGAAAGGCAACCAATACCAACCGACACAGGAGGAGACAGCGGAGGGCTCGCATACTATGAGTCGCTGTAACTGGACACTCGAACAGACCGAGTTGCTGATTGAATACTATCCGCATCGGTCTACAAAAGAGGTGGCATTTATCACTGGCAAGTCAATCGCCCAGTGCTACAATAAAGCATTCGCACTTCAGCTGCATAAGACTCCAGAATACCTAGCAACAGAAGCAAGTGGCAGGATTAAGAACAGCCGAGTAGAGTCGCAATTCCCGAAAGGCCACACACCTTGGAACAAGGGCATGAAAGGCCTTGACATCGGAGGCCATGAGACACAGTTCAAGAAAGGGCATCAGCCCCACAATCACAAGACTGTTGCATCAGAGCGCATCGATGAAGATGGCTACACCTACATAAAGATTGCAGAGCCTCGCAAGTGGGTACTCAAACATCGCCACATCTACGAGCAGCATCATGGCAAGCTTGAGCCGCACATGATAGTCACCTTCATCGATAAGGACATCGGCAACTTCGCCATCGAGAACCTTGAAGCAATCACCAAGGTGGAAAACATGGAGCGC